GTGAAATAACGCCACATATCCGTACTGATTTCTCTTGCTGCTTCTTTCCCTCTAAGCAACATAACAATCATTGGTGCGATTTGCAAGGAAATAATTCGTAATGTGAGCGCATAAGCTCTGTCATTAGAATTACCCTTCTCAAGTTCTACAGAGTCAAGCCATGCGTTGATACTCTGAATAACCAATGGCATCAAAAATGCCTTGTTTTGGTTGAAAAACTCGTTTGTTGGCAGTGTGACCAAAGCATTCCAAAAGACTGAATCAATCTCTTTCCTGCTTGGTTGCTTATCTTTATCTACTAAATCATCCCATAATTCAGCAATACTTGATAAAGAGACTAAAAAGTCTACAGCACTTTGGTTACCACCAAACCATTCTAACATCTTAGAATTTCTTGCGTTACGCCATTCTTGACTGTCGTGTTCAATCATATTCTTTTTACTAAATTATTTCAAATAATTTATCGCATACTTCCAGGGCTTCCACTAAACCTTATGACTCCAACTCGCCAATCAGTTAATTTAACGCCTTCAATCTTTGCTTGGATTTGCCTTCCAGTTATACGTACTGAGGTGGGGCTTGCTATTGAGTAAGGCCCATAATTGTATTCAGTGGCATTTGGATAGAACTTGGTACTGAATCTAACTTGGACATCTCCAACCGTGTTTTCATCAGGAACTAATCCTGATAAATTCATAGTTCTATCGCCATTACCCAACTCTACTGGTCCTGATTCAGCAAACAATGTTTGAGAATCATAGTTAAAACCTACTTCATGCTCATAGACATAGCCATCTGAAGAAACCATAATTGGATTAGCAAAGATGCCGCCATCTGTACCACAAGTACGGCCTAAAGTTCCAATAGCCCAATGATTTTCACGGTAATTATAAGAAACGTAAGAATCTACCTCATTAGAAACAGCACTTGGGTAAAACCACCAAATTTCACCATATGTTGAATTGTGTACACAATATATTTTAGATGACTGAGAAGTGTTTAAATTTTTAAATACATAATCAGAGACATCAGAGTTTAATGGCTTGACAAAACCATCGTAAACCCAAAATCCTGATCCAGACATCCAAATACAAGCATTGTCAGTAGCTGCTACTGATTGCTTAGAAATAACTCCGCAACCAGATCCAACACGATCAAAGCTATAAATAAACGGTGGGCCAATATATGTGGCAGTATGTACATCTACGTCTGTAAACAAAATAGTAGTGCCACGTATCCGTTTAGCACATTGCAGTGAACCAATAGTTGTTAAGTCAAAGTCACCAGCTTGGTTGGTAGCGGAAGGAGTCCATGAAGTATTATTTTCTTGGTCACACCATTGAACTTTACGAGGATTACCACCCGCACCCAATGCAAATAAAAATCGTTCTTGAGTAACAATTAATCCAGTACAGCTAGTTGGTGCGTTAGTAATGGCTGCCGCATCATTGGCGGTGTTTAATTGCCATTCAAGCAATTTCCCATCTGTGGATGAGCAAGCCACTAAATACTCACCCCAAGTATCTATACTCCAAGTAGTAGCAGGAACGTAAGATCCTAAATCTGGTCGAGCAATACCATAAGCTGAACTTCCGTAAGTTGCGTAGCCATAACCAATCTTCTTTATAGCATCTGCATTGCCAACAGTAAATGTTGCAGGAGTTATATCTGTCAGAGTGCCAGCTTCATTCATTGAATAAAGATTTGAATGCGTACCAATTCCAATGCGTCTATTGTTTGAGTTATCTCGCCAATTAATCAAACCACGAGCCATGCCTGTTAGTTGAGATGTAGAACGTTTTCTCCAGCCGCCAACAGGACGAATAGTACCTTCAAACCAACGAACCAAATTTGATCCATTCCAACGACCTTTGGACTGATATTCAGTCCCATTTTTATATACGCCTGGAGGGATTAGGAGTGGAATGTAAGCCATGTTCGTAGTCTATCAGTTTGTAAGGTTAGACACAAAGCTCATTGTGACAATGGCTGATGGCACTGCTGGGCGTGTTGGGCTTGCACTAGCGGCATATTGCTCAATAGTGACACCGACATCAGTTGGCCTCCACATGATCTCAACATAATCAGTTGCATTCAAGCTCACAAAGTAGTTTATGGCTGCAATGGTGTGATAAGGATCTCCAGCACCTTTTCTTGGTGCAAATCCAAATCTGCTGTTTGAGTTAGCCACATTTGTGCCATTGACCCGAAACCAAACATCCACATCCTGAGAAGCATTTGTCGTATTTGTAAACTGAATAGAAAACTGCAAGTTCCAAATTCCAGTATCAGCTACAGTAATTCTAGAACCACTAGCTATTGTTACACCATTACTAAAGTCTGTAGTGTTGAATGTAACAGCATAAGCTGTTGTGGTGTTGGCAGCAACTTGGTCTGTCGAATCCTGAAACGCCCCATAAGGATTATTCAAGTACTTGCCGCCCATTCGTCCAATCACAGGCTGTATTGAATTAAGTAACTTGGTAAAAAATAACCCTAAAAGACCATTGTTTTGATTCTGTACATTTTGAGAATAGACGGCTCCTGACGTACCTAAAGAAGGTATAGCAGGAATCTCTAACTGTTGTTTAGCCATTACTTTTTAAGCCAAGTCTGCCAAACAGCACCAGCCGCCATGATTAGACCCGCCACCCACAGAATAGGCTTGGCAGCAGAAGCAATCCACCCCAAGACTTTAAAAGCCCCTTGCACGGCATCAAAAGCCTCTACAAGACCTTTAGTGTTCTTGTCTATGCTATCTACCTTAGTTTCAACTGCAAGCAGTCTTTCGTAGATTTGGCTGTGAGTTACTGAGTCTTCCATGATTTATCTCAAGTAGTTGCCCAAGGTGTGCCAGTAGCACTCACAGGGTTCTTCAATAAGTCAATCTGCTGTGCAAGGCTGGCCTCTGTTGCTGCTTTATCCACGCCGTTATTCCAGCACCAATCCAAAACTTCTTGCTCAGTCACACTTGCGTAAGGGATGGCAGGGGTTGCAAGCGCAAAGCTGCAAGTGGAATAGGCAGAGGCTGTGTATTCACCATCTACGGAAGTGCAAGTCCAATGGGCTGTGGTGATAAAGCCATCAGCGACAAGGTAGTCAGTTTGGGTAATTTTCCAAGTAGTGGTCATGCTTGCTCCAGTGCCGTGAGGCGGGTTGTGAGTGATTCAATAAGGGCTTGTTGTTCTTGAATGGCTTTGACCAACACAGGGATTAAATCTTGACGTACTGACTTGTATGGTTCCTCACCTTCAGGCGCAGGGTCTTTCCATGTATCAATAAGGTCAGGAAACACTTGCTCAAACTCTTGGGCGATAAAACCACGGGCATTCTTGATATTTGCACCCTTGCCTTCTTTCCAATCAAACTTTCGAGGTTTAAGAGCCATTACAACGTTAAGGCCATCATCCAGATCACGAATGTTTTCTTTCAACCTTTGATCGGAAATGCCGTTGATGCTGGTGCTAGTAGCATATATCTGACCACCCAATCCAACATAAAAACGATACGCAGCAGCACCTGTTGAATACACCTGCATTGTGGTGTTTGTATTAGTGCTTCCTGAAAGCGTAGTTGTAATTGCCCCTTGTTGACTTCCGCCAGCCCCAACTATAGAAAATCCAACTGTTGCATCAGAGGTAGTACTTTTCCCCACCAAGAAATACCCAGTGGAGTCTATACGGGCGCGTTCTGAGCCAGCTTGCATAAACGTAATAACGCCGCCAGAGCCTGAGCCTTGGTTATCTAAAACAAAATCAGTAGAACCAGAAACTTGATATTGAATAGTGCCTTGTGTATTACCTGACGCCACATTGGTAATCTGAAACACAGGCTGCGTGGCATACAAAGACAAAAGTCTGTTTGGCGAACTTGTCCCAATACCCAAGCGCCCACTGGAGTCGAGGACAACCGCAGGGGTGCTAAATGTTGTTCCGTTTACTGCTGTAGAAGGCGTAATTTCAAATGCGTTGTTGACGTTGTTTTGTACGCCAATCTGGAAGTTGTATTTTCCAGAACCACCATACATCAACAAAGTTGAATATGTACTTGCTGCTGTGTCGCCAATGGCTATGCGTGAATTTGCACCAGTACTAACAACATTCAATTTAGCAGAAGGCGAACTCGTCCCAATACCTACGTTCTGGCTTGCATCAATGGTGACAGCAGTAGTATTGGCTCCCGTCTGAAGCGCCAAGATACCCGAAGAGTCAGCAGTAGACTTTAGGCCAGCCGATCCACTGACCGTGCCATTATCTGCGGAGATTGTTGTGGTCATGTTTGCTCCTGTGCTGGTTCAGGTGTATTGCCTTCAGCCAACCATGCAAGGTAGGCTTGATAGTCTGTGTTGGCTGGGTCAAATGGGATGGATGCTCCATCTGACAATCTGCAAATAAAACCATCCAGTGGTTTTTTATTGTCCATATCCCACATGAATTTATAATTTTCCATTTATAACTCCGATTGTGCTACGTAGTTAAACTGCATACCATTTGCTGTGGCATTGTAAGTAACGTACATAGAATTAAAAAGTCCAGCAGTTGCAGTTGGAGTAATGTTTGCTGGATCAGTTATGCCATCAAAAATTCTTATTTTTCCTGAAGTGCCAGATGTGTCATAAACGGTTGTAGTTGGCGTTGCTCTTTTGGTAACCCTAAACCATTTTTCCACCGCATTGGCTGTTCCATTGGTTGACCATCTTGGGTAAGAAATTGCACTGGGAGCCGCACCTACCGCAGTACCCGGATCATATGAAGTTTCATAATACCTCTGACACAAAGCCAACTCAGTGCCATACGGTCTATAGTCAAAGCTGGTTGCCACTGAACCTTTTTCAAGCTGGACGTTACCAATTGTCCAAGTCAGCCCTGCCGTCAATGCGCCTACAGTAAATAAAATCTGTAAACCAGTTGTAGCCGCCGCAGGAATGCTGATGTTTGCAGAAAAATTAGTAACAGTTGAAGTAACTGTAAATGTGCCAGTTGCTATTGAAGTAACGGTTGGACTTGCCAATGAGCCAAATGTATCTGCCGTTGTAGTGGCGTAATATGCCGTCCAAGTTACAGTGGTCAATGTTGCAGATATAGCCAAGTCTGCTGACAATGTGCAAGTGGAGCCAGCCAAGTCATAAGAATTCTTTTGCTCAATTCGTTGACCAAATCCAACTGCCGTAACAGATGCCGCACCCGTAAATCTATATCTATTTTGAGTAACAGTTGGGGTTGTTGAACCAGCAACTTGCTGACCCGTGACGTTTGCGCCTGTGCAATATCCATACCATCTGTCTACAGCATAAGCAAGAGCCGCCGCCGCTGTAAATGTTTGACTAGCCGCAGCATTACGCTGGTCAATCATCATCGCACCATTGATGATGCGGTTCTTAAAGCCAAAGGTATTGGGTGCGCTCACATAACCAGTTGTGGTTAGGTTACCTGTGGTTGCAAGGTTTGTCCCATCAAACGTTAGAGCAGACCC